CCCTAAATAGCTACCCTCCCTTAATAACTATAGCTACCTCCCTAAATAGCTATATCTTAATAGCTATAGCTACCCTCCTTTAATAACTATAGCTACCCTTCCTTAATAGCTATAGCTACCCTCCCTTAATAGCTCTCATACCTTAATAGCTATAGCTACCTTAATAGCTATAGCTATTCACCCTGCTAGTAAAATACCTCAAATAACAGGCCATATCCTGGAGTCATTTTTAAAAGTTCATAATAAAGAGTTTTGAATAAGAACGGAGAGAAACCCGAAATCCCAAAAGTAAAAAAATTCTGAGAAAATTCCCGCCGAGAGAATCCCGTTTGCTAAAATCCGAAAACTTAAAATAAAGGGGGGAAAATCATTATTTCTGATTTTCTCCAAATAAAAATGACAAAACAGGCTCAATCCCAGGCAACCAAGGTGTTCAAGGCGAGGAAGGCGAGGAAGGAGCTGAAGGCCAAGAATGAGAGGAATGCGAGGAAGGAGTTGAAGGCCAAGAATGCGAGGAAGGAGTTGAAGGTCAAGAATGCGAGGAAGGAGTTGAAGGCCAAGAATGCGAGGAAGGAGTTGAAGGCCAAGAAGTCTCAGAAGTCCAAGAAGGATTTAAAGTCAAAGAAGTCGTCAAGTGAGTTAGTAAATCCCAATAAAAGTTTCTTGAACAACGAGAACAAGAATTATATTAATTCAATGTTTGCGGTGAAGATAATGTCGTTGATCCACCGAATTCCGAATTTTTCGTTTGATGATAGTTTTGTGGGTGCGTTTGATGGCATGGAGCGAAAGACTGCGAACACGTTAATCTCGATGGGCTTTCAGCAGTCGGCTATCTTATTGAACGAGTCGAATGAAATGGTTGCGAAGTCTCACGTGTCTGCCGGTTTTGCGGTTCATGAGGGTATTGATTTCGGTGATGGTAAGTTCGACAAGTTGTACAAAGAGGAGGGTCAATCGTGGCGTCAATATAAGTGTGTAGGCTGGTATTTCGATACGTGTGGTGAAATTATGACGCAGAAGCGTTCATTGTTGTCAACTCTGCGGAAGTTAATTCTGATAGACGGTTCCGTCTTAGCGTTTACGTTTTGTCGTAGTCGTATGTCTGTGGACGAGTACGCGAAGCAGAAGCGTATTTTCATCAAGGAGGTGAATGTGATATTGTGTGCGACTCGTTTGGAGATGAAGGTGGACTGAGAGCATGATTATGCTGGTTGTGCGATGTTTAAGCGAGCTCGCGAGTCGCACATGAATAGTTTTATATGTTCTGTAGTGCGTAAGAAATAAGTACTATAATAAAAATTTAAAATACTTAATAAGTTAAAAATATGTTAGCCGTGTGTGCTGGATATACTGGACGTTGTCGTCAAATTGCGTAAGAAATAGCTAATGTATAATCGCATATAGTAAATATATTTTGTATAAATTATAAGTCATTTATTAAAAACACAATGTAATAAATTCAATTATTTTCTAGCAAAAGCCGTTTTCTAAAAACAAGCACCTCTTGGAAAGCCCTTTCCACTGGTTCCGTCCACTGGGCCAATAGCTTGAAAATGAGAGTGGCCACAAACATATTTGTACGTCCTTTTTCAAGCATCACCGTTAGCGGCATTCCATAGCAAGTGAGGTCAACTCTTGCGTTGAAATCTGCCAAAAGTCGTCTCGTGAGTGCGTCCTCCCTAGTTGCTTTATTCATCATTGAACGCAAATTTCCATAATCGTTCAATTGTGATTGGCTTAGCGGGTTGATGACGCAGTTGTCATGTTTGGTTTTCACGAATGTTCTTCGGCCCTTACCATTCTTTACGAGTCGAGTAACCAGTAGGTTTCCGCACGTTTCCTCGAGTGTCGTCATGATTAAGTTTTTAAAAAATGAATTTGTCGAAATAAATAAATAAATAAATAAAAAAAATAAAAAAAAATAAACTCTTTTAACCACAACCTTTATAGTTATGTGTGGTATCTTGAACGGTCATTTTCAGTTTTTATTGTTTGACCACAAAGAAATTTTCTCGGAAATTTCCCGCGGAACAGATAACAACGAAAAAACGAAAAAATATTGAAAAACTTTAAAAAATCATTTTTACGCAAATGAGTACTAATATGGAACTAATTGACCTATGCGACTCTGACTCGGAGACCCCCGCCTCATTCACTAAGAAGAAGAACGCCCTTAAGAAATCATCTCTGATGAAACACAAGCCTCTTTCCAAACAACCGATTGTCAAAGTGCCCAAAACCAAACGGCCAATGTCACCCCACGACCATATGATTGACTCTAGTTTATTTGAACATGGCGTGCTAGTGATGCCTCTTCCTGCGAAAGTCTTTGAATCGTTTGATCTGAATGTGTATTTAAATGAAATGCCCGAATTCAATACCTTGTGCGGAGTGCCTCTGGGTTCCTTTGGACGCTTTGGGCACTCTTCTTCATTTCATCACCCGCTTATCCGTGGGCTACGACGGCGAATCTTTCATGTGGTGTCCAATCGACTGCGAGTTATCTTTGGAGACGGATGGTTTATTCAGAACGTGCTTGATGGCTTCTGTGCCCGAACCCATGGGTTTAGTGAATCCTTACACCGAGACTGCTCTGTGGTCTACACTGCCGCGGATGACTCCAACCGTGTCAATGGTCATGTTGAGCGAATGGTGTTGGGTGGATACACTAATTTGAGTAACAAAACCATCTATTTTTCTTGTGTGACTGGTACGCAATACTGTGCGAGTGGCAACTCTGGATTTGACAAGTGTTCCTCCGAAGACGTCATTACGCTCACTTCCGAACTCCGTTTGGTCGCGGTGCCTCCGTTCCATCATTGTGCGTTCAATGAGCAAGTCAAACATGAAGTGTTTTCGGTGCCAAAACACACAACGGAGTCGTTTCGTCTCTTTGGCAAATTCTATCTTACTCGCGACGGCACCTCCATCTTTCCAGAAGACCAAATCCGGGAGTGTGTTGAAACGCAAGGGATTCCGAGTTTAAACCCGAAGCAACGGCCGCCCATGTACGCCCAGAATCATTTGTGTTATCCCAAAAACAGAGTCAAATTGGCGGAATACAGCATGCTGTTCATCCCTGAGTGTATCGACCCCAAGAACGGATTCGTGTATCGATACGCCCCCACCCTGAGGCAACTGTCTGAACGCACCGGGCGTGACCTAATGTTCCCCGCCTACGAAGAGGACGAGATTGCCGAGCTATTGCCACATCACTTAGTGTAGACCATCGTAGCTGTTTTTGTAACTGATAAACTATTTAAATTAATTTAAATCTCTTATATTATTTTGTAACTAGTATCTCAAAACATAGGCCATATCTCGCCCTAGCTATATGTGGTCTTATATTATTTTGTAACTAGTATCTCAAAACATAGGCCATATCTCGCCCTAGCTATATGTAGCCAATTACGATACATTATTATAACTTACATACACTATAACTTCTTAAACGGTATATTCAAATACTTAACGGTATACACTATAACTTCTTAAACGGTATATTCAAATACTTAACGGTATACACTATACCGTCTTAAACGGTATACCCTATAACTTCTTAAACGGTATATTCAAATACTTAACGGCTACGTTTCCTTTTCTCTCTACTTTTAATTGAAAAAGACAGTCATAAGTTTGAATTTGAAAACGAATTCAAAGACCTTTTTGGATTATTAAAAGTAGAGAGAAACGAATCCAACCATTACGTACACGTGTATATCATTTTAAAGTTATAATAATTATAGTTATTTTCAGTATCTTAAACAGATATTTTTCAGTTTTTAGCGTTATAGTTATTTTCGGTATCTTAAACAGATATTTTTCAGTTTTTACTGTTTGACCACAAAGAAAATTTCTCGGAAATTTTCTGCCTCAAACCCCGGCGTCAAAAAAATAAAATTTTGCAAACTTGATTAAATTTCATTATTTGCCAAAACCACTCCCCAATATACTTTACTGAAATGTTAGCAAGAAACTTGTTCGCGGATGATTACAATGAAGAGGCGACGCATGTTACAATTGCCGCCCAAGAGGTTATTTGTAACCGGAATTTTAATTCGATATTGTTCGGACGAGAAGACCAAACCGAAGCAGATGATGAGCAATTTCTACTATGTGCTGGTTGTATGGTCGCCATACCAACTGACCAATCAAGCCGTTTCTGTGGCCCCAACTGTTCTGGACTAGGGCTAACCGCACGAATCAAGTCGTTATCAGTCAATATGGGCTTGTCTTATTTGGTCCCAATGTCATCGCTCGTGAAGCAGGCTCGTGTGACCCCATTCGCCTTCCAGACTATTATGATGTATCTGTACGACAACCACTTTGGAGTCGTCGACGTGCTCACAATGTGGGACAAAATTTCGGCTGACTTTGTGTATAGAAATCCAAAGTTGTTATGAATCTAATTTAATTTATTTTAATTTATTTATTTATATTTTATGTGTATATGGCTAGCGAATATCTACAAATAGCTACTTAATCTTGCCGATGGCCCGTATAGCCCTAACAATTTGTCCTTTATATACACAAACTTATTGTAACTGTTCATTGCGGGGTGGCGCAGAGGCAGCGTGTTGGGCCCATAACCCAAAGGTCGGAGGATCGAAACCTTCTCCCGCAAAAATATCTTTTGCCGCTTGAATATTTTTTGCCGCTTAGTGGTAATAATAGAAATTCGCTCTTTATATACACAAACTTATTTTACTTATTCATACTGGGGTGGCGCAGCGGAAGCGTATTGGGCCCATAACCCAAAGGTCGGAGGATCGAAACCTTCTCCCGGTAATTCTTTTTTGAGTAATATTTTAAACTTATTAGGCCTTAAAACCGTATACAACAAAATAATATTGAAATTAATTAATAAAATAAACATTTATACGCATCGCGATTTTTAATCTAATCCGGATTCGTATTCTAAGAACTCGTCCTCTTTTGATGGGTCGCCTTTTAAGACACATTCAACACAGTTCCAGGAATCTTGGGCGAGAACACGAAACTTGTTACAGCCAAACCGGCTCATACACCAATCCATGCTCTGTAAGTGCTCATGGCAATTGTCGCACACATGCCGACGCTTCGTATTGGTAGGCCTCAAGAGATTGCGGGGCTTGCTTGATTGGCCGGGTGACTGACAAAACCCACATACGTCGGGACATGCTTGCGGCTTGGGTTGGGGTTGCGACATCTTGAACTATTTTTGAAAAAAATGTTTTTTCGTTATTTGTTTACGGAATGATTATTTCCCCAACAAATTGGAGAGAAAGGAGTTATTCACGGCATAATTGGTATCTTACCCGGATGTTTTCAGTTTTCCATTTTAAATTTGATTTTTAAGAAATCAAATAGAATAGAGTTTATTAATAGTAACTACACACGTGCGTGCGTGCGAGCGTATATAAACGGCCAATAAAACACAACATATTAATATATTAAAAAACTTATTTTTAAAATCTCAAATATTTAAAACTAATTGTACTTCATTTCATTCTCATCCTCAGGGTAAACTACCAAGTCCAGCAAAGACAACACCTCTGACTTATTCCGTAGGCAGTTCCCAAGGAGCAATAAAATCAACCTCGCAATGGTCACGGTAATGACGCCGGACCTGGCCAACACCGCAAGTGGCTCACAAAAGTTCCGGGTCAGGTTTTTTAAAACCGGCGTCTTCCAGATAGATAAATTGAAGTCAAGTGCTTCATGAAACTCCACCGTATTGTTGATTTGAGCCGTATTACGCATAACCAACAGACCTCTTCGGCGGTAGTACTCGTAGTCGTTTGTCAACAACCCTTGCTGATATAAAGTCGTAATAATAAGAGTTTCGCCGTCATTATGCCGCGTCGCCACATCATAAACACCAGTATCTTTATCATGTAACTCGCCGTATAAATGGTTCAAGTAGTCGCTAAGCTTAGAAGAACAGACATCGCATGTGTTGGGGAAGATTAGTGGTAGGTCGGTTAGGCATCGCTCACAAAAGTATCCAGAGTGGTCGCTCATTCTAACAAATATAATTTTTAGGGTTTTGGAAAATAATGATGATTAAATAAATAAATAAGTATTTTTATTTTAGATGTTGTGGCGTTCCGCGGCGGAAATTTCTTGGAAATTTCTTAGGAACTAAAAACGTCCGCTCAAGATACTATAACGATTTCTCTCGCCGAACTAATAATAAAATAGAACAAATAATAATTATTATTTAAATCATTTCTCAAACAAATCAGTCAACAAATGGCAACTACTCCCCGACGATTCATCACTTGTCCGGACTGCGGCGATCCGAATGTGCCAAGCCAGACGCCATCCCAACGATGTGTACTCTGCTCAGAGGTTTACTTCATGATACGCGAACAATCTCATAAGAAACGGCAACTCATGGTCGACCCCGCAATACCTCCGTTAGTAGAAAGAAACCTAATGACCACCTTACACGTCCAAAACGCCGACGAACTTCAAAGGGCCACATTAGTCGGAACGTGTTCAAATTCGATATGCCGTCAACAATCCGGCAACGAGTATTATTGTGTTTATTGTAGAAACTACCGACGAAACCCCGCCAGGCCACTCCCAGAAGCTCTTGCTATCGTCGCTATTGCTGCCGCCGCACCCGCAACATCTCACAAGAAACTACGATTATGCGACCTCACCGGAGTTGCCGACAAAGAACTCGCATGTGTCATTTGTTTGGAAGACATTCCCGCAAACATTGAACGGGTCTATTACTGCGACTGTCAAGCTCTTATTTGTTCATCATGCGAGACCACCCCCAATGTTAAACGCCTCACCAAATGCCCCAATTGTCGTAAGGAGTATAGTTTTGTATAATAATAAGTTACATCGAATAATGACTATTAAAATTAACAAAATATTATTTTATTTTAAAATGCCACCGCATATCGCATAACAATTAATAACTCATACCTCAAAACATAGGTCATTTATAGACCCCGCATTACATAGCTATTCACACGCACAGCCATTTCAGTAGATGGAAAAGTTATAATCTACAACTTTGTACTTATTAACCAGAAGTTATAAGAGAGAAACCATTTTATAGTTATCACAGTATCCTAAGAATTTTCCGGAAAATTCCGCGGCACCGAATATCTCTCGCCGGCGTCAAAATTAACAAATTTTTAATTTCATCCAAATATATCATTTTTTCAAAAACTTATTCATTTTCAAAATGGGGAAAGTAACAGATAGAAGAGGAAAGATATATATTGGCAGTATGAATATGAGAGGCAAATGGGCCCCACGGCCTGCTAAAACGGTAGTGGTTAATGTAACTTCCGCTCAAGGCAAAGCCAGTAACAATCGCCGCGACTTTTCTCCAATGACCGAGAAAGAGGGAGGATACAATGGATTTAACAACTTTGAGTCCTTCTGGCAAAGTGGCAAAGTATTCGATGGAGTGCCCGAAGAAAAGACCAAAGCATTCTGGAAGACAGTCAACAAACCTATGCGCCGAAATCCAAAAACGAAAGGAAAACAAGTACTCCACGCTTCCTGGCCTGAACACCCCAATGAAAGAATGGACTACGTGGTGTCCCGCAAACAAGTCTATGTGCCTAATTATCTTGCCTACATGAAGGACTCGGAAATGACCGCCTACTGGAACGCACAACTGGATAAAGGCACAGACATTGTCATCATGGATTTTGATGGCCCACGCATACCAAACGAGAACAAAGATGAGCAAGTCACCTGCGTAGAAGTGACCCAAGAACTGCTGCGGGAAAAAATAAATGACCCCGCATTCCCATTTGGACATGGATACGTCGTCGCCGCCCATCTTGCCGGAATTGAACCTTCCCAATATATTATCTAGGGGTTTTGTAGACAATATATTGAATTTTAATATTAATTTAGTTCACGATTTTTTAGTTTTATTTACGCAAAAACTACCTACATTACGCTCTAGATTTTTGTAGGTCATTTCTCAAAACATCACCCATATCTCGGCTCCCGAGAAACCGTTATTACACCATTCTCTCCTTATAACTACTTTATATTCGAACACAAAGAAGTTATAGTGTATTATAACTTATACTATAACTAGGGTTAGGGTTAGGGTATAGAGTAATACTTATATATTTTAACTATGCGTATGAATAAATTTGAAATTTCGTTTAACAATTATGACCATTCTTTTTGCGAGTCAAATAACTATTCTTCTGAGGTTGAGTATATTAATTCAACAAGTGCGTTATTTATTAGTCTTATTGGCATGTTTGGTGTTTATTTTAATAAAACAGACATTAATTCATCCATGTTTTATTATTGTTTAATTGTAAACGGAATTACTTCTTCCATTTATCACCATACTCACTCTATTGGTTGGGGACTTTTGGATAGATATTCTATGATATATCTCGCAGCTTATTGTTATAATATGCTTATAAATCCAATTATACGTTATTATCCAAAAACATCTCACCTCATTCGAATAAATATAATTATTTATCTTAGCGTTCTAAGCACATACACAGGGCTTCACAATGAAAATATGTTTAATAATTTATTTGGATTATTTTTAGTAAGTGCGATTGCGTTTATTATGTTTTTAATCCGAGTTTATAATATTAATAAAATGCTGGTTTGCTATTCTGTAAAAGGTATTTTACTAATTGGTCTTGGCGGCACATGCTGGATAATAACGGAGAATTTATGTTTTCAGTATGCCGTAATGAAATATTTAATGGGTCACGCTTTATGGCACGTGCTGGTCTCATTAGGAGGGTACTATATATCATTGATACCCGTATATCTCGCTCTAACAAATACAGAAACATTGGTTCCTATTATAAAATATAAATATGGCCTACCTTATATTACAGACAAGTAAAAACACAATATATTATAAAAGGTCCTTGATCATCGGAAAGATAGTTTGAATTACTTCCGCACAAGCAATCGCTACTTCCTGGTGCTCCTTTTGTGTGCCATTCTCTCTTCTTAAAAGAATATAATGTACCCAAGAACGAAGCGTTCCGTTCATATACATCCTTGACACCGTCATTCCCTCCGGCAAAACCGCCCTTGCCTGTTCTTTCGCAATGTTGTTATCCAACGCCCACTTATACGCTTTCTCCGCCGTTTCCGTCACCATTTGCTGCTGCTTCTCCCACTCACTGGCCAACACATCGTCATCTGTTTGAACACTGTTCTGACGGTTTTTCTTATCCTGTAGTCTTGCTTCTTTCGGACAAAACCCTAAGGAAGCAACCGCATAACGCTGTGAAAATTCCTGAAATGAAAACGACCGATGCCTTAAAATTTGTCGAGCAATGTCACGTGTAGTTTCAATCTCTAAACATATGCTAACCATCTCCAACGGAGACCAATGATTATTTTTAATCAAATACTTGATTAATTTTTCGTTTGTTTCTGTGTTTTGTTGATTCGCCGGATTCGAAACCCGTGCACAATAAGCCACCAAATCTTGAATACTTTGGTCTCCATTCTCCGCTGCTTTGGAATAACTAATTAATTTCACCTTCATGTTTTATCATAAAAATACTAATTATTTTTATGTTGTTTTAAAAATTCGTATTATTTATTTATAAAGAACAATGAGTCAAAAACTGGACCTTTCTGATACCTGGTCCCCGGGTATTGAATACATTTTGGAGGAAATCCGTTTAAACTCAATTGCTATTAGCGAGCATCACAAGGCAACATATTATTATTCCAAAGGATATCTTAAATATTTCAGAATTCCAACCATCATATTCTCTGCACTGAATTCTGTGTTTAGCGTTGGATTACAACCTTATTGTCCACAACCCATAATCTCGCTAATTTGTTGTATTATATCCCTTGTATGCGGCGTCATCTCCAGCGTTGAACTATTCTTGTCCATACAAAGTACCATGGAAAACGAACTAATTTCGTCCAAAGACTTTTATTTACTTTCGGTGGATATTTTTAAAATACTTTCCCTGGAACCTGGCACTCGAATGATTAACGGAAAGGTATATCTGGATGAGACATACCAAACTTATTGTAAATTAATTGAAAATTCCAATATTGTGAGTGCCGAGATGAAAAATATGATTGAACCTAGTAAACATTTACAACTTTCGCCCAAGTTACTTAGCTCCACCAAAGAAGAAGTCGCCGCAGAAATACATTCGTTATCTTCGTTGTCAAGTAGTAAGCGTTTAAATAATAAACGTAGTAACGAGGAGAAAGAGAAAGAGGAACCTCCACAAAACAACAGGTTACCGTATTATTTCGACGAGGAAGAAGAAAAAGAGGATGAAGAATCTAAGGAAATTTTTATACCGGAAGAAAAAGAAACCATTCGGATCATCGAAATGGAAGAAAATACCCAAAATATTCTCTTAGAAGAAGAAGAAGACGAAGCTATTATTATGAATGTTTTCCCGGAAGAAAAATTAGCGAATGAATCTACTACCACTAAAGTAAAAAGAAAGTACACTAAGAAACCAGCCTTATAAGTATTTTAATATATTTGTTATTATTTTTATATTTAGTTGATTATAAACAAAACTATATTTTAAAATACTTAGGATTTCCATTCCGCACAAACGCCTTCAAAATATTCTTCAATCATACGCCCCTGTACCCGAATCTCTGGGTTACCGCTGCTCCAATAAGGGGAAAAGCACTTAATAATCTCGTGGTTTTTGGACAATGCTTGCATTCCACCCATTTTATAAATGGCTTTGCCCATATCAACGATTAATTTCTTATTCGTCGGATTTTCATAGATAATCCGACACCAATCGTGATTTTTGGGTCCGTATTCCGCAAACAAATCAATACGACTATCGATTCTCTCCATCATTTCTTCATAAGATGGATAAGGATTTGATTGAACAAACCTTTTTATTACTTCGTCGTCGTTGTCTTGTTCCATTTACAAAATGTAAAATAATGATTTTTGTATTTTATTTTTGAATTGAAACGAATTTTTATATATATTATTATATATATAATCCGAAGAAAATGATAACTCCATCGCAAGCTAGATTAAAGGAAAAAGAGCAATATCTAGAACAATATGATAGAAGTCGTTCGAGGTCGGCAAAAAGAAAAATGACAGCTCCGTCACAAACCAGATTAAAAGAAAAAGAGGAATGGCTGAAACAATATGATTATGATAGAAGTCGTTCAAGGTCGGCCAAAAGATTAATAAAAGGCCGCTCAGTTAAAGTAAGAAGACAGAGTGAAACAAAAAAACACACAAGAACCTTAGAAGAAATGTGTGCGGCAAAAAGCGGTTATGAACTAATCGATATGGAAGATGGAACCAAGTCGTGCCGAAAAAAGTGTAGAGACCCCAAACCGGTTCGTAGCAAAAGCAAAAGCCGAAAATGTATCGCGGGCACCAAGGGTCTTGAACCTCGTATTTCTCCTAGTCACCATAGTGCAAAAAAAGGCCAAAAAACTCCTGAAGAAATGTGTGCATCAAAAAAAGGAGACTACGAACTAATCGATATGGATGACGGTACCAAGTCATGCCGAAAAAGGTGTAGAGACCCCAAACCGGTACGTAGCAAAAGCAAAAACCGAAAGTGTATTAAGGGTGAAGACCGTCCCCAAGGTAAGACAAGGACCAAAAAGGCAAACAAAGATTCGGATGAAGCTGAATATGACGAGGACGATGAAAATAATTTGGATGACGATGACGATGAAGAAGACGAAGATTCTGGGTCGGATGATGAGTACTACGAGGCTGACTTTGTTGACAATGACGATGATATGGACGAACGGGCTGAGCAAGAATTGAATAATATTCTACAAAATAAATTTAAAAAAACAAAAATAACAAGCGGGGCAGATTGTCTTCAGGCGGTATCCGTTAAGCAAATGAAAGATGAAATTACAAAAAGAGAGACTGACGATTTTGAAAAGGGGTATGAGGCAATAGAAGGAAAGGAAAAAGCCAAAAAAAGTAACAAATCCCAAAAGTCACCCTCCCAGAGGAAATCCCAAAAGTCACCCTCCCAAAGAAAGGCATCACCACCACAACAGTTAGCACCAGAACAGTTAGCTCTTATGTTAGCAGAACGTAAGAGATTAAGAGACGAAAAGTATAAAAACAAAAAAGTTGTTCCATATGTGTTAGCTCCCGATGATGTACGAAGGGGTATTAATATTTAAGTCTTAGACAAGGTTTCCTACTTTAAGCCTGTTAATATGTTTGTAATACGCAATATCAATGAATATTGCTAATAACATTGGAAAATGCCATGTATTGAAAAACCCAACAAATGTCCCATCATTAAAAACAATGGTAACAATAAAGACATAGGCCGTTCCAATGACTGCAATAAATAATGCGATTAAAATCGTAAATTCGACTAATTTCTTAAATCGCATATACAATACAAAATTATATTATATTTTTACGGTTAAAAAATATAATAAACCTTACTCAATTTATAAGTAAAATCTCAAAATAGTATATGTTTGAAACATATATGAAAAAATTACTTTACTTAAGTCCAACCATCAAACAATTACCCGTTACTTACATTGGAAATAAGTATTTCAATAAAGAAGATGAATCGGAACCCCGTGTGACAAATAAAATGCCTTATAACCCTTCTTGTCTGATAAATAGTATAAGAGCGAATTATTACAACAAGTTCAAACGAGTAAAACCGTATGACTCTATATAC